AAGCGTTTCTGTTATGGTAAGCCAATCATCCCAAGCCATAGCAACTTGACCTCCTTATATTGAAAATAGGCTAACTTTTGGGGAATTAGTTAGCCCATTTTTTGTAGAGAAGGCATCGACCACCTGACGCCTTATCCTTAACATAACTTAAAGTTATGTAACAGGCCATAACTTTTCTTTAACCAAGGCGACAATCTCATTATCAATGTCTGTCTCTGTGGATGCCGCATAGTCTTCAAGCAATCCAACGACAAGAGATTTTACCGCATTGGATTTGACAAAGAACTTCAGTATTGGCTTAATAAATCGAATCATTTTTTGTAATATATTCTTTTCAACTCTAGTCAAGTTTGCTAGTTTTAGCAAAAAGGCCACATTATGGAAGAACAAGAAGAAGAAAAACAAAGGCCGAATATTGTTGCAACTTTCGTTCAGCTTGTCGTTCTTGGTTGGTCTTTGGCGGTTATTTCTTGGTCGTACTATAACCCGAATCCCGTAAGGCAAATTGATACGACTTTTGCCGCAGGCTTGCTTTCGGGCGTCCTTACGCAATTTGGGATTGACTTGAAAAGTAAGAATAATGACAAAAAAAAGTTACAGGGTAAAGTTAATATAGTAGACAATAAAGACTCCAAAGTAGGTATCAAATGAAAAAATTACTTCCTATTTTATTTTTGCTTCCATCTGCGGCGTTTGCCGACATGACTTCAACAATAACGTCATCTGTACAAATTGAAGTTATGAGTGCAGCAACAGCGGCTGATCGGGTAGCAAATTCTTATTCAGTTTCTGGCAGCGGGGTCACAACTACAGATGGAACAACAGCGGGCGTTGTTGGCGGACTAGGCGCAGCAACTAACGGCGTAAATGCTTTTACAACAATAACTGCAAGCCAATCAACGGCAGGCGAAAATTTTCAATTTACCCAATCATATCTTGAAGGCGATGCGGTTCCAAATAGCGCTCCGACTACCGGCGCAGTAAGTAATTTTTCAGACCTTACATCTACAGCGGCAGGCGCAATCGGTTCTGGCGCGGCAACAATTGATAATCATGTAATCTCGGTAACAGGTGGCGATCCGGGTTCTTCAATTACAGGTCAATATGTGACAACGCTTTCTGTCGATTAATGAGCAATGAGCAGATTTTTACTGATATTTTTATTTTGTGGATTACCTAGTTATGCGCAACCCATTACGCCAAATTTTACAACCGGAACGATGTCTTCAACGACAAATACGACTACTTCTATCTCAGAAAGTATTGTTTCGACAGATTATTTTGGCAATTCTTATGAATATTCAGTTACAGGAACAGGCATTTCTACAAATGGCGGGGTTGCACCAAATACAACCGATGTTACAAGGACGATCAACGGTGAAACACAAACTTATACGGGGTTAGATTTATCAACAGACAACAAACCAGTATTCACACTAACAAACCCAACAAGCGGCGCGGCCTTTCAATATTCAGAATCTTATCGAGGGCCGGGCGGAATATCCAACATAACAAGTATTACAAGGCAAATAGAAAGCGAATCAGTAGTTACTTCTACATCTGTGTTCTCTCAATAGCTCTAACGCCCTTTAAAGCGCTTGCAAACGCTGTCAGCCAATCAAATAACGGCTCAGTGACCAATATGGCAATTCAATCGCTGACGGGAAATATGACTACGAATCAGTTCGGCGGAAATATCGTCTGTCAGGGCGCGACCCTCACATTTTCGCCCTTTGTAACTTTTGGCGCAAACTACCGCAAGCCTTATCGAGATTATTACACTTTGCCATACTATGACCCGACAGATGCTGATGAAGACGGCGTACCAGACAACCCCGGCGATGTCTTATTTGATGAAATATTTTATTCTGGTACAAATAAAGACTCTTTTGCAATAAATACAGGATTTAGTCTAAATTTTACAGTTCCACTTGATAGAAAATTTCAAAATCAATGCTCACAAGCGGCAACAACTCAAGTGAAAATACAACAACAAGTATTAGAGAATAAGCGCCTTGACTGGGCTATCGCAAGAATAAAAGAATGTGGAAAATTAAAACAGCAGGGAATATTGATTGCAAAAAATTCAGAATTTTATAATTTATGCGCGGATATTTATATCGACAAAAAGCCGAATCAAGTAATCCCCCATACCCACGATTTAAGATGATTTCTTTTTTCTAGTAATTAATTTTTTAATAATCGGCTTTACAGCGTTCAAAATTATGGGCGAGGATGCCGCCACAAATCCGATCACGGCGGTTGATATTATTGTCGATACTTCTGGAATATAGGACTCTTGAAATGGAACTGGCTCCCATATAATGTTACATTCTCCATTTACTAACTCGAAGGCTTTTACTTTTTCCAATTTTTTAGAATTGGCATATGAGCCAACGCGCAGGGGTTGTTTTGGGTCAGGGCAAGGCGGGATTGTTATAATCTCTTTTTCTTTGTTTTGTGGAATTTCAGGCGGTTTTGTTTCAGGCGGTTTTGGTGTGTCAGCTTTTGGCTTTTCCTGTTCTTCAACAATTACCAACGCTTCAGGCGTGTATTGCATAGGAATATAAGACGGCATCTTTCCATTTGGGCAACTATAAAAAGCACCATTTGGGTCATCTTCTATTATCTGTGTATTTTTTATTGAACTATCTCGATGTGTTTTGACACATCCAAGAATATCGATTGTCGGCGGGGCTACATTTAAAACATTTGATGGCGGTATATATGAATTAATATTTATTGTCGAAATATCTGAAATTTTTATTTGTTTTATTTCCAATTATTTCATAGGTAAAGGAATCGAACCGCCTGTTGTTTTTGGTATTTGTTTATCAAGCATTTTTGGCATCATTTGTTGCACATTTGCCAAGACTTCATTCATCATGCGATTTTTAAATTGTGGCGAAGTGACGTATTTATAACCGAAGTAACCGCCACCCAACATTGACGCGCTGATTATAAAACTTAAAATAGATAATATCTGTGAAATTTTTGCCATGAGAGAAGCCTTTACCCGTGCATTAGTACCTGTAACAATTATAACTTTTTGCGGAATCTGTGCATTAGCTCCACTTTATGTTGGGCTGTCAATAATTTCTACCAAGGTACACCGACAGCAGTAGTTGGTGTTAATACTTCATTTACGGCAGCTTCAAGTTCTGTTTCTATTTGTGCAACTTGATCTCCTAATGCAGTTTTTACCCAACCTAAAACAGTTGCAGAATCTAATTTTGCAAATTCAACAAAATCACTTGGCAAAGAACTAGGCTTTGTAAAAATTACCTGTCCAGTTTTTCTTGATTTTTCTGCATCATTAGAAATGCCTTTTACTCTATAAATAACCTTTGTAACATAACCATCTGAAACATCACGTTCCATTGTATTAACTTCCCATGTTTTAGTAATTGCCATGACTTTTTTTTACTTTAATTTGATTCTACTTTATCTTTACTATTAATCAATTTTTCTAATTTTTCAATACCACCTTGATCTTTTATTATCTGTCCTACAATAAGGTTCCTGTCTTGCTGTAATTTATTTATTTTTTGTTGTGCTTCTTGTTTAATTTGTTCAATATCTTTATCTAATACTTCTATTTTTTTTGTATTAAATTCAATAGATTCTTTTGTTTCTTTGATAAGTTCTTGAGGTGTCATAATAAAAATGATTGTTTACCAAGTATATTAGGCAGCTTCTAATACTGCAACTTTAGCTGAAAGTTCTTGTACTGCCTTAATTAAATGCGGAATGACTCTTTTATATTCAATAAATAATAAATCGTCATTTTCACTATTTACTAAATTTGGATCAAACATTCCTAATTCTTCAGCTGCATCCATAAAACATAATTTATCAAAACGTTTTAAGTTTTTCATATCCATTTTATTTTTATAAAAAGTACCAGGATTAGTTGCGTCTGGATAATTTTCTCTTTCATCTTCAGGTATAGGAATTGCCTTAACTACTGTCCAACCCCAATCTTTTGTATTTTTTATAGGTTCAGGAAATATCATTCCTTTATCAGGCATTGTAATAGCTGTAGGGAACCAAGCTAATTTTTCT